ACTGGTTCACCTCTTACGACCTCGCCTTTTTTTAGAGGCACAATGTGCTTTTTCAGAAAATCCACGAGGTCTGGCACAATTGATTTTCCTCTTCCGTTTGGCACTCCACTTCCTCTTTCGTGGTGGATTGGTCACTTGCTTTGCCATTTGTGACCGACCCATCGTCATTAGATAAGTTGCTCCAACCCACTAGCGACTATAATTAATGTTACTATAATCCATAATCTATTATCAAGTTTATTTAACTTTGCGTTGATTCCATCAAATCTAGCATTACAAACTTGTTCATGTTTTTCTAATAATTTTAATAATTCTTTACTTGTCATTTAACACTTCCATCTACGTCTTGCTTGTCTCAATCTACTATTAGGATTTTTAGCAGCCTTTGGAAACTTTTTCATTTGACCCGCAGAGCGTGCACAAAATGATTTTCTTCTTTTAGCGGCTTTACTACCAGGTTTAACTTTGCCAGTAACAGCGGTCTTTAACTTACTACCAGGATTTTCTCTTCGATAACGAGCAACACCTGCTTTAGTCATTCCCGCTCCAGATTTAGTGGAGCGGAAATACTTTTTAGTTTTAGGGGGTTGCTTGTCCCTTTTCCTAGTCATAGTTCTTTCTCATCTGGAGAGTTACAGTATATGTATCTCCAGAACTGTGACCTACAGTTGTAAAAACTATATCACCAGTTTTACCACCACCAGCGTTATTAGGTAAACCACCAAAATCACTGTAGTTATGATATCCACTCTGATTTTCGCCTAGTTCAATAATAAAAGCGTCTGAAGTAGCATCAAAAAACAATCTAGTTTTCATGCCTATGCACTGCCACCAAATTTTTTCTATTGTTACACCAGTGCAAGTCTCTCCATCTGGACTTGCAGCAAGAGAACTTACGTCTACCTTTACAACTGCTGATTCTCCAGTTCCATCAGAAATATTGGTGAATTTCTGTACAACATTTTTTGCACCATCAATTATGGTTTGTGAGGTAACTGCATCAGCCATATTAATCTCCTATTACTGGTCAGCAAAAGCAGGAACTGTTGTTGATGTAACAGTGCCAAAAATTTGATAGTTGGTTGTATCTTTTCCAATAATTGTAATATCAAACGCTTGCGGTACATTTAACTGCACACTACTGTTTGAGCTACCATTTGAAAAAACAGTTACGTTATCTGCATTTGTATCTAAATGAGTAATACCACCAATGTAAAAATTAGTGTTACCAGGTGTAATAATAAGAGCATCTGTTGCATCAGCGGCTCCACCTGCGTAAACAAATCTAAATACAGATCCAGCTATAGGTGCTGGTAATGTGTATGTATTATCTTGTGATCCATCTGGTACGAGTAAAATTCTGCCACTATGAGTAGCGTTATCTAATGTTTGATCACCATCAGATAAACTAACTGGTCCATCACCAAAGGTTGTTATCTCTGTAACAGTTCCAGTAGTTGCGTTTTTACTAATTGTTTTGATTGTGCTTTCAGATCTGAGCGGACCTGAAAAGGTTGTATTAGCCATGTTAATCTCCTTGTCTTGGCAATTGTCGAAGTTAATTCTTCGTCAAGGTTTAATATATTATACATAAAAAAAAGGCGACTGCAACGAGTCGCCTTAAAAAATCTAATTAATTTTTTTATGCACCTTTTGATCCGAAGACACATCTTGGATCAGAAAATCCAAAACTGTATCTTTCTCTGGCCTTAAATCTCATATTGCCAGTATCAAAATCAGCTTCCATTTGAGTTGCTAAAGGCACTCTTTCAAAGTGCATAAAGCCTCTTGGAGCATCTGTTAAGATAAAAAATGCATCAGTATCAGTCAAAAAGTCATTAACTGAATAGCCATCTGGAAGCATTCCAGTTGATCTAATTGCGTTAATGTCATTGTCTGCTGTTGCAGTTCTTAAATTTGATGCCATGAGTCTTTCAGCAACAAATTGTAATTGACGAGGTATAATAAGCTTTCTACCTGTCAATGCAATTTTGAGACCTCTCTCATCAACAAAACCTGCAATGCTAATTAAAGCATCTTCAAGTGATGTCTCGTTAAGGTCTGCATCAGTTGATGGTTCATTAGCAAAAGTGCCACCAGTTATAATTGGGTGTGCAGTTGAACATAACTCAACTCCGTCACCACCTGTAACTGTGCTATCGAAAGCGTTGTTAAGAACTGAAGCAGCCTTAACTTGCTTTGTGTGTGCCATAGATCTTGCTAATGCACGTGTATATCTTGAAGACAATCTGTCATAAAGGTTGTCCTCTACTGCTTCTTCAGTAATCGAGAAAGCCAAAGCAATAGTCTCGTGATTATAACGGGCAGTGAAAGACTCGTTTGCATCATCAAATGATACGCCAGAACCTTCTTGTTTCACTGGTGCCGCTCCAAAACCAGAGAGCATTACTTCTTCTTCAAATGATCTGTCTGAAGACTCAGTTGTAAAAATTTCCGCATGTTGGTTTTCATACCT